GTTTTGAATGGGAGCTCAGTGGTAGTAGACAGAAGACGATTCTCTGCGGTTCTTGCAGAGCTAAGAAGGTGCAAACAGTTCACACTAAGAGAGGGAAGTGCCTGCCTTGGCATGGAAACTTTCTTGCCGATGACATCACACCCTGTGATGATGAGGGGAAGCCTGTGATGCCTGGTGTCAGGCGTTGCGGCCACAATGATTGTACGAATCCAAGCCATATAGAAAGGGAAAGCAATGATCAAGAATGAGGCTCAGGTTGAGTTGACTGGCTGGTTGAATGATGTGAAGGAGTTCGACTGGGGGACCGCGTTGAAGGTCTCTATTGATGTCAGGAAAAAATCACATCAGGGTGAGTGGGAAACGGTTGACAAGACCACCTATGACATCACCACTGATGGCAGGACAGCTTTGGAGGGTGTGAAGCAGGTTACGGTGAAAGGCCGGATTACTGGGACCAGCACTTTTCAGAAGCGTGACGGATCCACAGGTGTAGCAATCAAGGTGCGCGCTGACAGTGTGACGGTTGCTTCGGACAAGATTTTGGAGGCAGCGATCATGGAGACTTGGCCTACCGCAAAGATTGGTCCAGCTGTTGATGAGGGAGCACCCTTTTGAAGGGCTGGTCTTATGCACTCATTTTGAGCATCTTTGCCACCTTGTATGTTCTGCTCGCTCAGAACGCTGACGGGTTGCTTGCAGGTTTCGCGTACACATCCGCTGCACTGCTGTTCATGCTGGCAATGATGTTCCTAATGAGGCCTCCCAAGTAGACTAGTTAGGTGAGCCTAACTTTTGAAGTCTTTGGCAGACCAGCACCACAGGGCTCCAAGCGCTTCATAGGTCACTCACCTAAGCAGGGTGGGCGCTTCATTGAGGCTTCTAAGTATCTGCCTGCGTGGAGGAGAGCAGTCACCACTGCAGCCTCAGAGGCTATCCCTGATGACATGCTTGAACCGTTGCAGGGGCCAGTTGAGCTCGAGGTTGTGTTCTTCCTGGAAAGACCGGCAACTATCAGTGTGAAGCAGAGGCCTTGGCCTATCAAACCTCCTGATGTTGACAAGCTTTTGAGGGCTGTTTTGGATTCCTGCACCGATGCATCTATTTGGCTGGATGACGGCCAAGTGGTGAAGGTCACAGGCTGGAAGTGTTACGCGGACACGCGAGAGCCTGGAGCGACCATCACAATAAGACCACTATTTGAGTTTCTCGGGTTAGACTTTCCCTAGTCTCAATGAAAGGTGGAATGTTTCATGCTTGAGGATCTAGTAGCACCCAGCAAGATACGACCTTGCATGATTAGAACTGTGCTGTCTGGTTTGGAAGAGTCAGATCAGAAGATTCTGAAGGCAGCGCTCGCGGATTATGATTCTTGGAGTCATAGGGCTTTGGGTAAGGCTTTGAGCGAGAAGGGGTTGCCTCTTGGCGAGAAGATTATTAGGGACCGCAGGGTGAGACCTTGCGATGAGTGTGTCTGTAGGGTGGACTGATGCTTGAGGAATTAGAGCCAGCGCGGAAAGTGCATGCACCAAAGGACTTTAGGCCTGGCTTAGAGTTTGACGGCAATGAGGGGACCGCGACAACCGAGGGGCTACCGGAGGCACCTAACTTTGATGAGTTCCTTGAGGAGCGCGGTTATTCTGCTGATGAGTATGAGATTGTGGGGACACCACGCACTTCTCAATGGCAACGCTGGGATGGCCAATGGTTGACCGCTTACCGGTTTCACTTCAGGCGCAAGGTCACAGACTTTGACTTGCCTACCCTGTACGCTCAGGCAAAGAAAACCACACCTAAGCCGCTAAAGGTGGGTAAGAACCAGCGGACCTATGTGATAGCGCCGGCAGACTTCCAGATTGGCAAGTTTGGCAGTCGAGGTGGACACCTTGAGTCTGTTCAACGCATCCAAGCTTCCTACGCTCGCATTGAGCAGAAGCTGAAGGTTGGAAACTACGACCACATTGTCATTCTGGACATGGGGGACATTGTGGAGGGCATCAGTAATAAGGCGGACATGGAGCAAGCCATCATGTCAACGCTCTCACCGATGCAACAAACCGATGTGGCTGCTGCTTTGATATGGGATCTAATCAAGATGGCGAGCAAGTATGCTCCTGTCACTTATGGTTCTGTGGCATCCAACCATTGCCAGTATCGGGTGCAGAAGCAACATGTAGGCAGGCCTGGTGTGGATGACTGGGGGATTGTGATTCTGCAGCAGGTTCGGAGACTTGCTACTGAGGTGGGTTTGCCTGTAGAGCGCTGGCTGGTCCCACAACCACATGACGAGGGCTTCGCTTTTGATGTGTTTGGTGACGGCTCACACATTCTGGGCGCGATTCATGGCCACCAAGTGCAAAGGCCTGATGCTTTCCAAAGCTTCTGGACTAAAGCAGTATTCAATGACACCTATCTTGCAGCCGCAACCCTGATGGTCACTGGTCACTTCCACCATCACAGGCTTGAACAGTTCTCTGGAACTCAGGGCCGAGAGCGTTGGTGGGTGCAAGCGAGCACTATGGACAGTGGATCTGACTGGTTTACCAGAGTGAATGGTGGCGGTGGAGATTCGACACCAGCTGTAACCTGCTTTGAACTGGTGAAGGGTGAGCCTTTCAGGGGAAAGATTGACCTGTTGTGACCGAGGAGCAAGAGTTTCAACGGGTTGTCCATTCCATGTATTCTGCAGACCTGCCACCAGTAGAGGTTGTGACCGACAAGTTCAGGGGTGTAGCTAAGAACTTCTTTACAATCCCTGTGGCTTTGCTTTTTGAGTTGAAGGAGGCACAGGTGAGACAGGATGGCTCAGACCTTCTGCTCCTGTTTGATGCTGCAGAGATAGCTTTTGAAGCTGAGGACTTTGACAAGATGAAAGAGTTGAACATCCGCGACTTCCTGAATGTGATTCAAGCCTGGGTGTATTTTGATAGGCCTTTGGGGTGACAGGTGAGACTGACACACTTCTATCATGTCTTTGCGGATGGGGATTGGCTCGCACCGGCCACCGAGCATATTGAAGAGCTGGCCATGTCAGGCTTGATTGACAACCTTGACGATCTATTTCTTGGCATTGTGGGGACATCGGAGAACCGCGCGAAGGTGAAGGCAGAGCTCCCTGGTGTGTGTGTTGCAGAGTCCGCAACAGGCTGGGAGCAAGTAACGCTGCAGAAGCTCCACGACTTTGCACAGACCGATGATGGTCTCATCTTCTACGCTCACACCAAAGGCGCTTGGTCTAACAGCGAACTAGCTAGACAGTGGAGAGTGTCGATGACTCATGACACTGTGACACGCTGGCAGGAGTGCGTGAAAGCGTTGCGCATTGTGGAGGCGGCTGGTCCTTACTGGTTGAAGTCATGGGAGCCAGAGCATATAGATCATGACTTCTTCTTTGCCGGCAACTTTTGGTGGGCTCGCTCGGACTATATACGCACACTTTCACCTGTAAGTGTAAGCAATCGTTACCAGGCTGAGGGGTGGATAGGATTGAACAAACCGACAGTGAAGAACATGCGTGACGGCTATTCATATTGGGGGAACTTTTGGCAACCACACTCATAACAGCGTTATATGGTGACTTTGAACCTTTGCGACCTTTGCCACAGTTTCATGGGTTCGATGATGCTGTCTGCTTCACTGATGATCCAGGGCTGCAGGCTGACGGCTGGCGTATCGTTGTGATGCCAAGCGAGCAACACCCAAGACTGGCCGCTAAAGCTCCCAAGATGCTCCCTTTTGACTATGTGAAGTCAGAGATAGCAGTGTGGATTGATGCAGCCTTTGAGATCACTGGTGAAGGCTTCCGAGAGTTCTGCGAGCAATCCCTTGGTGACAATGACTTGATGGTGTGGGAGCACCCTGACTTGTGGCACAGATCCTGTTTGTATCAGGAGGCTGCGTTCTGTCAGGACTGGCCTAAGTATTCTGACTGGCCTATCAGGGCGCAGACCGAGCATTACAGGGCTGAGGGTATGCCTGAGAAGTTTGGCTTGTGGGCTTGCGGT